CTACGGATGTTGCACCAGTGGCTGATAAATACAAAGAACCAGCCCATGAACCAGCAGTTCCGCTATAAGTAGAACCTACTCCAAGACCAAAAATAACATACATACCTATGCCATTAGTGGTTAGCCAAGTGCCAGTAGTATCACCAGCGATTGTTACTGAAATAGATGTCCAAGTGTTTGCAGAAGAAACTGTATAGGTAAATGGATAACTTCTGTTTTGTGCAGAATTTTGCAAAACTCCGCCAAAAGTTCCAGTTAATGAAGAATAAACTTGAAACGATAAAGTTACAGTTTTAGCTGAAGCACTACCCCATCCCAAGTCTGCAACATTGTAACCTTCAATACAATGGCGAAGGCCAAAGTAATCACCGCTTCCTACAGAATAAGCAGATGAAGAAGTTACACCTAAATAATTAGTAAATCCTGCTGGCAAACTTACAGAACCAGCATTTTGTTGAACCGTAAACTTTGATGTTTGAGAAATGCCAACTTTCCACCTATCAAGAGTATAAGCACCATCAGCAGGAGTAACACTAGCACCAGCATTTCTTTGGTCAATAACCATCGCACCATTAATAATGCGGTTCTTCATAATAGAAGCATTACCAGCACCAAGGCTTGTATTTGCTACCGAAGTATTAATCTTGTCTATAGTCGGCGTTGTTAGGGTTACGCTTGACTGGATGTTGGATGTGCCAACAGAAGCTGGACTATTAGGAATAGCATTTAATACGCTTGAGACGTAGAAGCTTTCCGTAGTAATAAGGTCGCCAGCGGTAGCGCCAGTAGCAAGGACCACGGTTGTGCCGTTTGATGCAGTGTAATCAGCAGAACCCAGCAAAACTCCGTTACGGAAAACATCTATATACCCCACTGTATAAGAAGGCGGTGTGAATGTAGTCTGTCCAGCGGTCGCCGTAAATTCGGTTTTAGTTCTATAAGCTGTAGTTGTTACGCCTGTTACTGGAACGCCAAGATAACGGCATGAGATGTTGCCTGTACCCGATGGAGGAGCAGTTGTGAAGTTAAGTGTGTTGCCTACTACACCATAAGTAGATGGATCTTGAACTACACCAGAAACCACAACCAGCACGTTAGATGTGCCAGCAGGAGCCACCGACATTGTGAAAGCCGTAGTAGAGCCGTTACCGCTAAATTGGTCGGTAACAAAAGCTGATTGGTATATGGGGTTTCCGATGTATGGCATTAATAAACCTTAGAAAGTTGCTTTGTAGAAACCACTCGCAGAAAATTCTGAGTTGCTAATAGTTGACCAAGGAGTTGATGCTCCATTTGATGTGGAGTATAGGCGAATATTGTTTCCATAAATATAGGCGTAAAAACTACCTTTACTAGAATACATAACAGAAGCGCCACCTTGAGCGCCTTGACCGTTACCAGCAGCACCATTAAAAGGTAAGCTAAATTGTGCTTGAGTTCCACTAGCCGTAACTGGAATGTTTAAGTCAAACCAAAAATAAACCATTTGCCCAATTTTTATATATGTTCCTGTATTTGCTGATAAAGATATACCAGCTCCAGAAGCATCAGAAACACTATAAGTTCCTACTTCATAATCATTTAATGTAGAGTTTACAGATGCGCCAGTATTGTTAAATGTAATACCACTAGTACCAGCAGCAAAAGCTAAATTTCCAGATACAGTTGGCGAAGTAAGTGTTGGGCTTGTCAGCGTCAGTGGAGCGCTTAAGCCATTTTGGTTTATTGTAGAGATAGCCATTATTATGCCTTTGGATACTTATCTTTTACTGCTTGAATTTGGGATTTCCAACCATCATAGCCTTCATGGTAAAGGGTATCAAGCTGGTCTTTAATAGATGGATATTCTACATGGCGTTGGTATTTATACGCTTCTGGGTCAACCCATGCTTCTACTGCAGCCAAGTTAATTTCCACTAAATTACCATCTTTGTCAAAAGCACCAGCTTCATCTGAGATAGTAACAACTTGTGGATAAAGTGCATAAATTGCTTTATGGCTCATGGTGTCACTTCCATAACTGTAATGGTAGAAATATAAGTTCCAGTTGCAGCATTGTTTGCATTTAAACCGTTTGCGTTTACGTTAGCAGTTGAACCGTTATTATTTGAAATATATGGTTGATAAGTAGTTGCACTAGTTGTTGCTGGGCTATCTAAATAATTAATTACAAGATTATAAGTATCACTTACATCATTTACACGACCAGCGCCTGTAGTCGCTTGGGTTCTAGAACCTGACGCAGTACCAACTGCACCAGTCAAAATTGAACCATTTCTATATAAGGCAACAGGTTGAAAAACCGTAGCAACAGAGTTTCCACAAACAATATTAGCGGTTACCCATATTTTATTAGATGCAGAAGTTGGCGTAATAGAAACTGATAAACCAGTAATCGCTGTATAAGAAGTTGATGTTGTTGAAAACAAAGTAGTTAATGTAGTTGATTTAACTTGAACTACTGCTCCACTAGAAGGAGTTACCCATGTTGGTGGGGTTCCTGTACCAGTAGATTGTAAATATTGTCCAGTAGTTCCATAAGATGGGCTTGCACCTACACCTAAAGCACCGTTTGCATTTAAAGATAATAATGAAGAACGGGCAGTAGTACCGCCTGTATAAAGCGTAACACCATCTGCTGCACCGCCAGTAATACGCACGTTACCTGTAACATAATCAATTACTGTGCCGTCTGTATAAGAGTTACCAAAAGTACCTTGTGCAAAAAATCCGCCAGAGGTTGTAATGTCACCAATAACTGATGGGCTTTGTGATATCGCTGCGTAAGTAGTAATTAAACTGGTGTATTCAACCCAAATATTGTTTGAGCCAGCTAGCGGGGCAGATGTAAAAGTAATTGATGATCCACTAACTGAATAGGCCGTACTTGGGTTTTGGATGACGTTATCAACGGCAACAATCATTTGCGCCACAGAAGCTACTGGGCGAGATAGAGTAAAAGTTACAGTTGAGCCATTACCGCTAAAATAATCAATAGCGGGGGTAAAACCTTGGGTCTGGACTGTATTACCAATAAATGCCATATTAGACCGCCGTTAGAGCTGAAATCCAACAATCACAAGATGTGGCTGCGCTGGCTAAAACATAAAGTGAATCGCCCGTTATCAGTACAACCCTATTACCTTGTATGACTTCCAAAGAACCGCCAACAGGTACAGTAGCTTGATAAACCAAATAATAGTTAACTGAACTACGGGTAATATAGGCACTAACTGTAATTGGTGATGCGCTAGTATTTGACAGGATTAAACTAGATACGGCTACAGTTCCTGAAGCAATAGTAGTAATGACTGCTGAACCAGTAGTTGGTACGTTTTTATACGCATACGAAGTGTTTGAATAAGTTGCCATGTTAGCCCATCATAAAGGATAAGAAGTACGCTTGGTCTACAGAAGCTGCTGAATTTGTTGCCCATATAGGAGCTGCGGTAGAGCCGCTAGAAGTTAATATTTGACCAGCACTGCCATATAAACCATTAAATGCTACAGCGTTGTTGTTATTGATTGTAACTGCATCTGTAGTCTGTGAGTTAGTAACAAGGTGTATAGCATTAGAACCGTAAGTACCGATTGCTAAATCTGTAGAAGCAGCGGCTAAGTAAACGTTTCCAGCAGCGCTAAAAGCTCCAGTACCAGTAAAGCCGCCAGAGTTAATACCAAACTCACCAAAGTTAGTGTTTGCCGTGCCGTTGTTATTTGATACGTTAAAGTTGGTTGAAGCGTTAGTTGCAGAGCTGGTGTTTTGTAGAATGACTTGGTTATAGCCAGCCGTTGCATTAGCAAACGAAGCAATGATGCCTGTATCTGTATAGTTAATTGCAGAACCAATAGTTGCTACACCATTGGCATCATAGTTTATAGACTTTTCAGCTGGGTAAGTAACAAAGACAGTTTTGGAACCTGTAGTAAAAGAAACCAAGCTGCCGCTATTAGAAGAAGCGAGTACAGTAGTACGAGCAAGAGTAGGACCGGTAGTTGAGTACGTGCCAATACCAACCTCCCAATTTGCACCGCCTTGGTCTGCGATGGTGTAGAAGGTTGTGTTACCGTTTCCAATGACGGCAAAACTTTGATACCCAGTGACCGCTCCGCCCAGCGTAACAGAACCCGTACCAGTAGTGGTCGTAGTTTCTTGTACACGATCTGCTAAGACTAACGCCATGTTAGCCCCCTATTAGCCAGCTGCGCTGAGTGTGTAGGTTACGTTAATGGTATCGCCAGAAGTTACTGTTTTGGAGCCAGCAGTAAATGCACCAATACTAAACAAAACACCTGTGGTATTGTCAATTGCAGTAGCGCCGCCGATATTAATAAAAGCACCATAAACAGTACCAGAGCTAGTCATTGAAAAAGTAACCGCTGCAGATGTAGTCAATACAGATGGGTTAGCAGATGTAGCTGAAGAAAATGATGGAGTCTTACGAGTGCCAGAATAAGTAGGAGCATTAGCGTTACCAACTTCGTACCAGCCCGGATGTGAAGACTGAGTATCTGAATAAGCTGGAGTAAACGTAGCAGAACCGTTAGCGCCACCTAAACCCATAACAACAGCACCACCGCCTGTATTAGCAAAATAAGAGTTTAATAAACTTTGGCGACCTACGTTAGTAGTCAAGTTTTCAATAGTGTCAGACCACTTCTCAACGCCGTTAGCATCAAAACAAGTAAATGTGTAGACACCTTCTAAACCAAAATTATCAGCTGAAGCACCGCCAAAAGCAGCACTAGCTCCAACGCTGTCACCAATTTTTGTAATCTCATCACTCATAAATACTCCTAATCTGGACTGCTATAGTTAATACTACTAGTGGTAGTACCAAGGGTTAAAATTGCGGACGAATAACTCGCCGTTGGAAATTGCACGGTAAAGCTAGTAGTACAGGTCTTGTCCGACCCAAAATTTAATACAAAACATGCTGCTCCAGTAGTAGCATTGTATACTAACGCCCCCCTAGCGGTAAAGGACGCTGGGTTCCAAACTGCATCTTGGAAAGACACGTAAGTGACGTTGTACTGGTTGTTTTGGGTAGGTGGTACGGAGATAGTCAATACTTTGCCCCCAGCCGTATAGCCGGTTCCTACTACTTCATTAGTGGTTGTGTAAGCCGTAGTCTGCTGCCCTAGGTTTGCCAACGCATTGTACAGGGCTATTTTATAAGTCCCGGTGGTAAAGTTTTCATTACCGTTTAGCAAATTCTGCTGAAAAATTGTGCAGGAAGTCTGGGTAATCATGAGACCACATTACCTTTAAGATTAATATTAAGCTTGGTTTGACCGTCTCTGTAAGCATCACCACGATCAAGACCGTCACAGAAGCGTCTAAACTCTAACAAAGCCTCATTATATTTTTGCTCGTAGTATGCCACTAAGTCCTGCTCTTGCTTCATAAACAGCATAGCTTCACGCATAGCGCCATAGAATAGGACGGGGTCGTAGTTATCGCCAAGCCAGCTTGTACCAGATGCATTAGATACCGTAGATACAGTAACTGTAAATCCAGAACCGGTAGGCCCTAGAGATGAGCAAGACAAAATGTCTCCTACAACATAGAAATTCCCACCGAAAGTAATATTACAAGAAGTAATTGCGCCACCAGTAATAACGATATCTGCTGTAGCATTGGCTCCTGAGCCTCCTGTTAATGGAACGTTTTGGTATACACCATTGGTATATAGCGACCCTGCATTAGAGATAGATGAACCACTAATTTGACCTTGCACGATGGTAGGTGGATAGTAGTAATAGTGCATTTCTACTGGATAGGCTTGGTCTGGCGTAGGAGCTACCATCAACGTCATTTCGTTAATATTGCTGTATTGCGAACCAAATAGCGCATAGTACTTAGGAGTGCCGCCCGGATTGCCTTGATAGGTAGTACCGTTATTGGTGGCGTAAGGATAGGCTTGACGCATGAAATTAACATCTTTGTTAATAAGATAGTTATACATGCCTGTAGTTGGGTCAATCACAGCCACAGAATAGTTAGCCAGCCAGTCCATAGGCAAAGAAATGTACTGGTTTCCTGCAGTCATAGTACCTGTTACGTTTTTACGCAAAGAGGGTACGTTTACGGAGTTATATATACGAGTTTCAGCTTCCTCAACAAACGTTGGGATATTAGCCACGAACAACTGTTCAGTGTTCTCGGCGTAAGCTTGAATTGTGTTATATAACGTTTCGTAATTCATTATGCCATTGGGCCTCTAGCCATACGGCCTTTAGTTGCAGCACCAGAACCACGAACTTCAATACCATCAGTTTTAGGACCACGAGTATTGTTGCCAATAGAAACACGCATAGCTGGCATTCCGCCCGGAGTTACTTCATTTGCTTTCATGGTATTTGGGTCAGTTGCATAGCCAACACCTAAATCAACATCTGATGTTCCAATAGCTTTTCCAGACATTTTGTGTGGTTTAGCGTAATCTTCAGCGGATTTATTATCTTTTGCATGACCAGTACGCATAGGCGAGCTGTTCTTTTTTGTAGGTTTGATTTGGGTTGCCATATTAACGACCTCTTGAGCTAGACTTCTGGTTCATAGCACGAGCCATATTACGACCCACA